ACACCACCCGTCTCCCCAGTTATTCAACCAGGTTCACCTCAACAGCAACCAGCACCCGCACCCCTGAATCCACCTTCCCCAGTTATTCAACCACAACCCGGCGGTGGACCAGCAGGACAAGTTGCTTTCAACACCTTTAGAGATGTCCCACAGGTCGCAAACGGGAGCGACAACGCAAAAGGAATCGCCCAAGTAATCGTTGATAATGAGAGGAGGAATGGTGGTATATTTGATGGAAATGACCCGAAGGATTTGAGTAAGATTCTTGCTGTGATAAAACAGGGAAATCCTCAATTATACGACAGCATACGCAACAGAGGACCTCAAGACATTTTAGATGATGCGGAAATTATGAATGGTGAAATCCAACCGATTATGAACGCTATTAGAATGTATAAAGCAGACCAAGTCCAGCGTGGCGCTGTTGGAAATGAAAGTGATTTGTTTGGTCTGGGTCGTCAGCGGGGATATTTGGAAGACCGCAAATATCTTGCGGAGAGGGCAAGAGGCGACCCCCGTGTCGTTGATATGTCGCAGGGCAGGGAGAAGCGTGAGAAAATGATGCCCTTCATTAATGAGTTTTCAGCACCCGCAGAGTTCCTGAAACGCAGAGGTGAAGTGATGTCGGGTGGTGTTGTTGATGGAGTGAACGAGAATATTAATGACCTGATGCCTTATGAAATGTATGGTGGAAATGTTGATTATGATGATGCTGAAGAGATGACTCCCTTCAAGCGCAGGATTGGAATGCCTAACCCCTTTGCCTACAAATCCAAGATGGATACTCTGCCTATACGCCCGGTTCTTGCCTCTAATGCTACTGATGTTGACGAGTCGCTCGCTCCCTTCCAGCAAATGTTCTCGTCTGTGCGTGGTGGGTTTGAGAAGGAGAAGGAGAAACCAAAGGATATGGACGAGAACCCAGACCCGATTCGCATCACCAACGAGAATTACAAAATATTCACAGGCAAACAGAAAGCACCCAAATACAAGATTCTTTCATAAATAAAAATATTGGGGTATATTATAAAGATGCGTCCTTACTACCTTTTAGCACTACTTCCCCTACTTTTTTCTGCGTCCTGTGTATACGCCTTGCCGATAGATGATGTTTCATTATCCGCATCTACCGATTTGGATTTCGCAAACGCAGAAGATGCCGACGACTACTCGCTTGGGTTTGATGACCTCTCTTCAAACGAAGATGAAGACCTGCGTGGAGGCAGACGCATACGCCAAGCAGTCAAACGAGTCCTCGCAAGAAAAAAAGCACCAGCACCACCAGTCGTCAAAAAAGCACCTGCTCCGCCTCCCGTTGCCCCTGCCGTATTACCCGTATCGTTTGCTACTCACAAAATAGTCCAAGTCCCGCTGACCCAGAGTGAGAAGGCAAACAAAGTCGCCCAATATATCAGCATTCTCAATACAGATATAGACAAGAATCACCAAGTGTTTATGAACCAGTATAACGCTGAACTCGCCAAGTTGCGAGAGATTTCCAAGAAGAAACTCTACACAGAGGAGGAATATCTCAAGGCACAGCGAGAACTCAACGCCAAATATAAAGTGTGGAAAGATACGCTCCACCTCTTCAGCGTCAGCAACTCTACCCTGTCCTCTCTGCGCCACCACAATTCTTCATTCACAGAAGAAAAAAATCTGCTTACACATCTCTACGAATATGTAAAGATGTTTTCCACCAAGCAGGGTTATTATAGGCACAATTGCGTTTGTAATGCTACAATAATAGGGGACTTGCGGAGCGTCCAGTCGGCGACCACACTCTCTTAAGCAACACCACACATTATCTTAATGTAATCACGCTGGGTCTTCGCTCCACTACAGAATTGCTGATATTCTTCTTCTGTCGCCACTTTTCTTGCTAATGTAAGCGACAAGTCCACACTTTCGCTGTATTTTTTAAACAACAAAGGGAGGGTTGCCGTCCTTTGTTGTTCGTGTGCTTCGTAAATCATCTTCTCCATTTTCACGAGACGCAAATTGTTCTCGCAGTTCTTCAATCTGTTCCAAGATTTCTCATTCTCTGCTCTTTGATTTCCTGCGAGACGAGTGAGAAGGCACTTACACTCGTGAAACCTGATGTCTTCTGTAATTGTCTTGATGCGTTTGTCGCAGTCGTCATAAACAGGTTGAAATGCGGTCATTCTTGATTTGTTGCTGTGTTTGATTTGTTGTGATTACTCTGCTTCAATTTTCTATCCAGAGAAAATCAATTCAATTTTTATTTTTAATAGTGGAAAATCAAACATCACAAAACATTTTAATTCCAAAAATCCTCTCCGTCGTAGACGACCACATCAGGTCTTCCTCCGCCTTGAGTGAAGCGGAAGTAGTTGATTTTGAACCAAGTGATGTGTGTTTCGCCGGCAGGCACAGGTTTAATCGCCACAGAGTCATATTTGTCTATATAGCGGAAACCCATTTTCAAATAGAGTTGAACGAGTTCAGGTTTGCTTGAATCAAACATCACCTTAAAATTGGAACACTTACAACACTCGTGATTCACAAACTGGTCGTGGAGACCCTTGCCGATTCCTTGACCCCTGAACTTCTTATCCACCAACCAGTATTCCAGCGAAACCAGGTTGTATTCTCCCCAGCACTTACCCCAGCAACCATTTCCCAAATCGTAGATGATGAACCCAACAACCTTGTAATCCTTTCCCATCTTCTTCTTCGCCACGCAGATTTGGTATGACCTTGCCCCCAATTGCCTACAGGTGTGAAGGGGGTTGAGAACAGATTTGATTTGAGGCAGATAGAACTTGTGTCTCCTTGCGAGTGATAAGATGCGCTTATTGAGTTTCTCATCACCCCTCTTTCCTTGTGTGTAAGGGTAGTTCTCGTATGTGATTCCAGACATTATTGACTTGAGTGATTTCTTTGAGTATGTAAATAATCAATATAAGAAAAAACATTTCAATTTTTTTTTTTATGAGTGAAAAATCCAATATCAGGAATCTTTTTTTTAGCAATTCAACTTTTTTCAAGATATTAGCATTTCAATTGATTTGTAAAAAAATTGAAATGTTTTTCCAGACATAATATATACATCAAGCGACAAGCGACAAGACATATTACAAGATGACTACCACGACTGAACTGAAGAAAGACCAATACGCCACCTGCGAGGAGTGTGGGCGTAATTGCTATACTGGAGGCGAACACGACGAGGAGGAGGAATACTTGTGCGAGGATTGTGATGAGGAATGCGGAAGCGAGGTAAGTGAGGAGAGCGAGGAGTTTAATGTGGACGCCAGAGATGCTCCCAACATCTTCCCCTACAAAAAATGCTCCGTTTGTGAAAGAAGAGGAAGTTGTGGTCTTTACAGGGAAGGGGTTTGGTTTTGCGAGAATTGTGATGAAGAGGACACATTTGATGACTTGCTCGGTGATGACCGACTGGATTTCAGCAATCCTACAAATGTGGCGCAGTTCACCGCCTTCGTCCAAGCAAACTTCACCAGAGAAGAAATCTTCCCAGAGACCAAACCAATCATCACCAGCACCCAAGCGGTTTGCCTTCACAGCGACAATATTCATCAAATCAAGGGCGACTGCTGGTTTCGTCTGCGTAATATTGAAGCGGAAAGACAACTGGCGGAGGAGAAGGAGGAGGCACTCAAATTATACCAAGAAGGCGGTGAACTGCGCCGAGAGAACAAGATACTCAAAGAAAAACTCTCTAATAAGTCCAGCGGTAAGATAGGGAGACAGGTGGAGACCCTTGAGGCGCAGAATGCCCGACTGGTTGCCGAGAATCAAAAATTACAACAGCAACTGGTCGCAATCAAATCCCTTCTATCCTCCAATTAAGGTTGTGAGGGGGTTTCCACACACGAGACACACAGGTAGGTTCAGGTAAGGGGTCTTCCATACAGGGAGAACCAAAAGAGACAGAGCGCAATCCCAAGCGTTCAGCAGTAGATGTCTCTAACTTTTTTTTCAATTCAGCATTCTCTGCTTCCAACTCCTTAATACGATTGTAGAGTTTATTCGCATCATAATAAGCAAAAGCACCTTCCATATTACAATAACCGGATATTTATTGTAATAAACAGAGAAAAAAACACCTTAATCTTCACTAACGGCAACCGAAAGTAATTTTAGGTGGTAGAGAAATAGAGACATTAGGGTTGGGGCATAAAGCGGGAAGCACCCTTCTTGCTAAATCTACGACAGGTTTGATAGGTGGACGAGGAAGTTTGATAGGCATTCTTTTCTATATTTGTTGGATATTTTATTTCTAAAGGTTTGACCTTTTAAAAAGTGAGGTGGAGAGGTGGGGCAAGGTGGGGCATTTACGACCTTTTTCCCTATTCCCAGAAACACCATTCCAGCATATAGCGCTTGACCCCTGATTCACCTCACCTCACCTCACCTCCCCACCTCACTTTTTCTTAAATTGTAATAATCTTGAACTACAATTTAAAAGTTTTTACCGCCTGTTCGGTTTGAACGAACGACCTCGGGATTATGAGTCCCGCGCGCTTCCTCTGCGCCAAGGCGGTTTCAGTAATGAAAACTTTACAATAAGAATTATTAGGGGTCTAAACAATTTACATACCCAAGTGTTTCGCCATCTTTCCGCCCGACAGACCACCACCCGAGAGACCACCACCAGAGAGACCACCACCAGAGAGACCACCGCCGGAAGAACCCATACCAACTGCCTCCATCAAAGGTCTCGCCATCATATTCACCTTGTCTTCAACCGAACCACCGACGATACGGGCAAGACCAGATTTAGCATATTGGGGGCGAGAACTGACCGCAAGCACATCAGCACGAGACAGAATTGCGGTATAAGTTTGTGAGGTCCCCCTTTCTATCGCCAGAACGCCTGATGAAGCGGTAATCAGCACCAATTCATATTCGTTCGCACCAATATTGAGACCCGTGTGATTCTCCAATTCAACCCGGAACTGAAGTTGGAAAGCACCGATAGAACCGGGTGCGTAGACATCATCAAGTTCAATATGGCGACCAAACTCAAGAGCAAGGACAGAACCGACGAGGGGAAGCACCTGCGGAAGAGCAGTAGCGGAAGATGCGCCTGCCTGTGAAGATTTGTAGGCACGACCGCTAAACTCCGCCCAAGTTTGATTTGAACCAGATTCAACAGACATACGCCACAAATCCCACTGTGTGCTTCCGCTCAAGAGACCTGCTTTGTTGTTGAAATTAATGTAAATCTTCTTGATAGGCAAGAAGGCATCAGCGTCAGCGGGGGTCTGCGTAGCAAGAATCTTACGAGCGACGATAATCAGTTTATCAGGAACAGAGTTCAACTGAATACTGGCGAAGTTCTGCTCTACAGAAGACCCGTTGTTGATTGCCTGTGAAACATTCGTCAAATAGCGGGGATATTCCATAAAAGGCACAACATTTCGTGCGGAGACCAAGTTGGAAGGTTGGCGAGTCAGGAAGAGCATAAGCAACTGGGAAGAAGCAACATTTGAAATGTAGGGTTGAGTGCCGATAGAGAACCACGGGTTCGCAATAGTAGCAGTAGCAGTTCCGGTAGGTCCGTTTGCGAGACGCACAGCACGATTAGCAGACCCCAAATTAAAGACGAAATTGAGTGTCTGCGCGCCATACAGTCCACAATTATTGGTTTCCGGGTCAGTCCACAAAAAGGGAGACATCATAAGAGGTTCACGGGTTCTGTAGTTGATGACGATAGTGCGCTCGTTGGCGTCAGCGCCGTTTGCTTTGGGAGTATTACCGGCAATAGAGGTAATCACAAATCCACCTCTGGGTTGGAAGTCCTGGTCTAAAGCGCAATCATTCCAAGCAGAGTTGGGGTTGTTGTTTGCGCCAAGAGCGTCGGTGTAAGACCAGTAAGAGTCATACTGGGTGGGGGTGGCGTTGTTGTAGCGGGCAACTTCACGGCGGTCGCCAAAGCGGAGCAACTGGAACATAATATCACGCTGGTTCTGGGATACTGTGTTGTTGTTGATGGTTGCCTGAATGGTGGAACAGCAGGAGTGGAAGGGGAAAGGACCAAGAGCGCTCGCATATCCTAAATTGACGATAGTTTGACCGACAGGCATACTGGCGGTAGGAGTCGCCTTAAAGGTGATAGACATATCTGTCTCAACCATCACACGACGAGAGAATACTGTGCTTTCGCTTGGTAATTGAATATTGAAAGTAATAGAGGAGGTGGATTTGGAAATCGCCTCATACTGGGAGGGGGTAATGTTCTGCGCCCCCTTAAAGACAGCATAACGAACCTTGTCGGTAGTCATTAGGAGGTCGTCTTGTCCTC